TCAAGAAGAAAAAACCACAGAAGCATTTAACGCCTTAACCCGTCACGACCCCGACGCAAAAAACAAATTACTACAACTAGACCTGCCAGAAGAGATAAAAAGTGCGGTGGGAATGGTCACTGCCTACCAGTGGAAGTTTGTTGAGCAGGCGGAAAACCTCAGAAGCATGGCAGTAACCCACATAGTTAAAGAAGTTAGTCACCCCGACGCCCGTATAAGGCTAAAAGCATTAGAGATGCTGGGTAAGGTTACAGAAGTGGCGTTGTTCACTGACCGCATAGCGGTCAAGAGTGAGGATGTTACGGACGAAGAGCTTGATGCCCGCATTAAAGAGAAGCTGGGTAAGTACATGGGGGCAGTGGACATCGTGGATGTGGACGAACTGCCTGAGAAAAACAAATGAACCTCGATTTTTTTACCCCAGAAGAAGCCTTGGCAGCACAGAAGGCGCTCAAAGACATGAATAAGGTCGAAAAACAAGCGTTTTTAGCTGATCTTGAGAAAAAAGAACACAGGTTTGGGTTACACACAGCCAAAACCAGCCCGATAGAGTTTGCAAAACGCATATATCCCGGGTTTAAAGTAGGCCCGCACCACAAGCGCTTAGCTAAAATCTTCCAAGACGTAGTCGATGGTAAGAAAAAGCGGGTCATTATTAACATTGCACCACGTATGGGTAAGTCAGAGTTTAGCTCTTACTTATTTCCTGCCTATTTTTTAGGCAACTTCCCACATAAGAAAATTATCATGGGCACCCATACGGCAAGTTTGTCTGAGGACTTTGGACGACGAGTGCGAAATCTAATAGATAGTGAGGAGTACCGTGAAATATTTCCAGAAACTGTGGTTGCAGATGATCAAAAAGCTGCGGGAAAATGGAGTACAGGTGCTGGTGGGCAGTATTATGCTGCTGGTGTTGGAGGCGCTCTTGCCGGACGGGGTGCTGACCTTTTTGTTATCGATGATCCACATTCCGAACAAGATATGAAAGCAAACTCAAGGCTGGCGTTTGATAACGCTTGGTCTTGGTTCCAAACGGGTCCCTTGCAACGTCTAATGCCGGGTGGCGCAATCATAGTAATTATGACTAGGTGGTCGTTGCTAGATTTAACAGGGCGTTTGATTGACTATCAGATAAAAAACCCAGAGACCATACCTTGGGAAATCGTAGAACTACCAGCCATAGTTAACGCCGGTACAGATGATGAGAAATCGCTTTGGCCTGCGCAGTGGAGCCTAGAAGCGTTAAAGAATACACAACAATCCATAGACCCACGGTACTGGAACGCTCAGTACATGCAGAATCCGACTAGTGACATGAGCGCACTGGTAGGGCGAAAGGATTGGAAAATATGGGAAGCAGACGATCCACCCAAATGTGAGTATGTGATCCAGTCTTGGGACACGGCGTTTGAAACAAAAAACAACAGTGACTATTCTGCTTGCACAACATGGGGTGTTTTCTACGATAACGAGGATAAACGCAGCCCCAACATCATTTTGCTTGACGCATTTAAAGACCGCATGACCTTTCCGGAGCTAAAACAAATTGCACTCAAACACTACAAAGAATGGAAGCCAGACGCTTTCATTGTGGAGAAAAAGGCGGCGGGTGCTCCGTTAATTCAAGAGCTAAGACTTATTGGGATACCTGTACAAGAGTTCAGCCCATCTAGAGGTAACGACAAAATGGTTCGTTTAAATGCTGTAGCGGATCTGTTTACATCTGGTAAAGTATGGGCACCAGACACACGCTGGGCAAGAGAAGTAATTGAAGAGATTGCCTCGTTTCCAGTTGGCGAACACGATGACTTCGTGGATACTTGCACACAGGCGCTACTGCGTTACAGGCAGGGGGGCTTTATTTCGTTGGAATCGGATGAGCAAGAAGACTTAACTTACAAATACCGCAGACGTGCGGCATATTACTAGGACCAAAAATGAGCATAGAAAAAAGTTTATACGCAGCCCCACAGGGTCTAGCAGGCTTGGAGAATGAAGAGCCAGACATTGAGATTGAGATCGAAGATCCGGAATCAGTAAAACTCAGTCTTGACGGTGAAGAGATTCTTAGTATTGAAAAAGGCGAAGATGACGCTGACTTTGATGAGAACTTAGCAGATGTGTTGGAAGATAAGGTGTTGCAGAGCCTTGCTGAAGAATTGTCTGAAGATATTGATAATGACATCGGCTCTCGCTCTGACTGGGAGAAGATGTACAAAGAAGGCATCACATTATTAGGTTTAAAGTTTGAAGAAAGAACTGAGCCTTGGGATGGTGCTTGTGGTGTGTTCCACCCAATGATTACAGAAGCGGTAGTACGTTTTCAGTCAGACACCATTATGGAAACCTTTCCAGCAAAAGGGCCTGTACGTACGCAAATTATTGGGCGTGACACCCCAGAGAAGAAAGATGCGGCTACTCGTGTTGAAGATGACATGAACTACCAGCTTACAGAGAAGATGCCTGAGTACAGACCTGAGCACGAGAAGATGCTTTGGAACCTCCCGTCAGCAGGCTCCGCCTTCAAAAAAGTCTACTACGACCCAAGCCTAGGACGTCCAGTATCGGTATTTATTCCTGCTGAAGACATCATGTTGCCATATGGCATCTCCGAAATTAACACTTGCCACCGCATTACGCATCGCATGCGCAAGACTAAAAATGAGCTGTTAAAGCTAATGAATGCTGGCTTTTACCGTGACATTGAGTTAGGTGAACCAGATAAATTTACTAGTGATATTCAAGAAAGCAAAGATAGAGAGACTGGCTTTTCTGCATCAAACGATGATCGCTTTGAGTTGTACGAGTCACACGTTGACTTAGACATCGAAGGTTATGAGGATGTAGATGAAGATGGCGAGCCTACTGGTATCGCACTACCTTATGTAGTAACAATGCTTCGTGGCACTAATGAGATTTTGGCTATTCGCCGCAACTGGAGAGAAGACGATGACCTTAAACTTAAGAGACACCATTTCATACATTATCAATACATTCCGGGCTATGGCTCGTATGGTTTTGGCTTGTTCCATCTTATTGGCGGTTACGCTAAGTCTGCTACTAGCATCATGCGTCAGCTCGTGGACGCCGGAACCCTCTCAAACCTGCCGGGTGGCCTTAAGGCCCGTGGCCTGCGAATAAAAGGTGATGACACACCGATAGCACCGGGCGAATTCCGTGACGTAGATGTAGGCAGTGGTTCAATCCGGGATAATATTCTTCCGCTTCCTTACAAAGAGCCTTCGGTAGTTCTGTCTGGCTTGATGGATAAGATTATTGATGAGGCACGTCGTTTTGCCGCAACATCTGACATGAAGATTTCTGACATGTCTAACCAAGCACCAGTAGGAACAACGCTGGCAATCTTGGAAAGAAGTCTCAAAGTAATGAGTGCGGTACAAGCCCGTGTTCACTATGCTCTCAAACAAGAGTTACAACTGATTGCCGGTTTAATCCGTGACTACACAGATCCTGATTACACATACGAGCCAGAAGAAGGTCGTCCAAGCGCCAAGCGTGAAGACTACAGCATCGTTGAAGTAATTCCTGTATCAGATCCAAACGCAGCAACGCTAAGCCAGAGAGTAGTCCAATACCAAGCCGTTATCCAGATGGCACAGATGGCTCCGCAGATTTATGACTTACCGTTCTTGCACCGCCAGATGTTAGATGTGTTGGGTATTAAGCACGCTAGCAAGCTAGTACCGCTAGAAGAAGACGAGAAGCCAAAAGATCCTGTAACGGAGAACCAGAATGCACTGCGTGGCAAACCGCTCAAGGCGTTCCCGTACCAAGATCACGAAGCGCACATCAAGGTTCACCAGATGGCTATGCAAGATCCAATCGTACAGCAACTCATTGGGCAGAACCCACAGGCACAAGCGATTATGGGTTCTATGCAAGCGCATATTGCAGAGCACGTTGGATATGCCTACAGAAACAAGATCGAGCTGGCGTTGGGTGTAGCACTACCGAACCCAGAAGACGAGTTGCCACCAGAGTTGGAAAAAGAGATCAGCCGCCTTATGTCAGAAGCAGCACCACAAGTGCTTGCAGAGTCCAAAGCTATGGCTGCACAGCAACAAGCTCAGCAAAACGCTCAAGACCCTGTATTACAGATGCAGATGCAAGAACTTGACCTTAAGAGACAAGATATTGAGATTAAAAAACTTAAGATCCAAGTTGATGGTGCTGCTAAAGCTGATGCGCTTGAGCTTAAGAAACAGGAAATTGAAACTAAAGCAGAAACTGCGATAGCCAAAATGACCCAAGAATTAGAAAAAAATCGTGAAAATCTTCATATAAAACAAGAACTTGACGGCGCTAGACTAGGTATAGACATCGCCAAATCACGGGCTCAAATGAACAAAAAACCAAAAGGAGAGTAATAAATGGATGTATTAACCATGAATGTATTACAAGTATTACGCGATAAATTTCGTGCAGATATGAACAATTTCACTGACGATTTGGCAAATGGTCAGTGCGCGTCCTTTGAGCAGTACAAAGAACTTTGCGGGGTGATTCGAGGTCTAGCCTATGCAGAGCGCCATTTAATTGACCTCGCTGAAAATATAGAGAAAGACAACGATGAGTGAAACCATCGCGTTACCGGAAACGGAATTAATCCTGCCGCCGGGCGTTAAAGCCCCAGAAGTGGATAGAGAGTACGAAGAAGCATCAGCAGAAGATAAGGCAAAGTCACTACCCGACCCTAAAGGTTGGCGTTTGCTCTGCGCATTAATCGACCCTGACGACGCCTATGAAAGTGGGATTGTAAAAGCAGATAAAACCAAAGAAATTGAGGAATTAACCTCGCCAGTGCTATTTGTTATCAAACTGGGGCCTAGTGCCTATGATGCGGAGAAATTTCCAGAAGGTGCATGGTGTAAAGAAGGTGACTTCATTATTACCCGCCCATATACAGGAACCCGTCTAAAAATCCACGGAAAAGAGTTTCGCTTGATTAATGATGATCAGGTTGAAGCAACTGTTGAAGACCCACGCGGCATTACCCGCGTTTAAAGGAGATACACATGGCAAATGATGACTACAAATTCCCGCATGAGGTTGAAGAAGATCAGGGTAAACCCGAAGCAGATTTTGATATAGATATTGACGCCGAAGGTGACGTTGATATTCAGATTGAAGATGACACCCCTGAAAAAGACCGTGATGCAAGACCCCTTGGTTATGAAGTTGAAGACCCTTCAGACGAAGAACTTGATGAATATTCTAAAAGTGTTCAGCTTAAGATTAAAAAACTTACGCACGCAAGGCATGATGAAAGACGTGCCAAAGAAGAAATTTCGCGTGAAAAAGATGAACTTGAGCGTATGGCTGCAGCAATTTTGGAAGAGAACCGTAAGCTTAAAGAGTATGTAAAAAATGGTGAAGTTACCTACGCAGAAACCTTACAGGCTAAGGCTGAAGCGGAAATGGAGATGGCACGCCGTAAGTACAAAGAAGCACAAGAATCTTACGACTCTGACGCTATGCTTGAGGCACAAGAAAATCTAACAGACGCTAAGATGAAATTAGAGTCTGCAAAAAATTTCAAGCCAACCCCTTTACAAAACGATAATTCTGCTGTACAAATACAACCATCGTCCCAAGAAGCACCGAGACTCGACGATAAAACCTTGCGCTGGCAAGCAAAAAACCAGTGGTTTGGGTCTCCGGGATATGAAGAAATGACGGCTTTTGCACTAGGGCTGCACCAAAAACTAGTTGCTACGGGAGTAGATCCCCGCTCT